GAATTGATGAAGATGGTTTAGATGTGGAATTATTACAACAAGCTTCTTTAACTTATGAATATGCTAAAAATAAAGCATTTACAAAAAAAGTAGTTGAAAAGAAAAGAGAAAAACTTGCATTATGTAGAGCAGAATTAACGGAGGCAATCCACAGAAATCCCGATAAGTATAAAATTGAGAAAGTCACTGTAGCAGCTGTGGATGCTGTTATATTACAAAATGATGGTTTTCAAGATGCTAATAATATAGTAATTGAAGCCATTTATGACAATGATATAGCAGGGGCAGCTTGTGATGCTATTTCAAGTAAAAAATCAGCACTTGAAAATCTTGTTAAATTGCATGGACAAAATTACTTTGCAGGACCATCAATTCCAAGAGACTTATCTGAGGAATGGATTAGTAAAGAAAAGGCTAAAAAAACAAATGAAGCCATAGCTGATGCAATGCCAAAAAGAAGGGTTCGTAAATGATAATACTTCAATATTTAGTAATAATTATTGCTTCTTGGTTTGGGCTTTTATTCGTTACTTGGTCTATATGTTATATTGGAACCAAAGCAGTATTAGCAGCATGGGAAACATTTTTAAAAAATAAAAAATTACTCACTAATAAAAATAAGTAAAATGGCTAAAAAAAGTTATAAGAAGCCAAACTTTAAAAAGGCAGTAGCAAGTAATCAAGAAAAACGAAAAGCAGAAAATTCTTCTTTTAGTTATTTAGACTTGCCAAAAGATGTAGAAATCTTTAAAGAAGCAAAAGGAAAGATTTATGTGGATATTGTACCATATCCTGTAACAAATGCAAAACATTTAGATAGAGATGTTGAAAAAGATGTTGCAGTAGTTGATAATTATTGGTTCAAATTACCATTTAGAGTACATAAAAAAGTAGGAGGAGGGGATGGACAAACTGTTGTATGTCCAAGTACTTTTGGCAAAAAATGTCCAATGTGTGAATATCGTAAAAAAAGAATGTCAGAAGGTGCTGATAAAAAAGAATTAAAAGACCTTAATTATACTAAACGAAATCTTTATGCAGTTATTCCAATTGACAATAAAGAGTTTGAAGAAAAAATTCATGTCTGGGACACCACTGATTGGTTTGTACAAAAACTAATTGATGATGAATTAGAAGAGCAAGAAGATAAGAGAGGATTTCCTGATTTAGAGGAAGGACAAACTCTTGCATTTAGATTTGAAGAAAAAACATACAATAGTCATCCATATTTTCAACCAAATAGACTTGATTTTGAAGATAGGGATGCTTATGAAGAGGACATTCTTGATGATGTTCCTGAATTGGATAAATGCTTAAAAATACTTTCTTATAATGAGCTTAAAGCTTTACTGATGGAAGTTGATCCTGAAGATTTAGAAGATGCTGAAAATGATGATTTGGATATTGAAGAGGAAAAAGTAAAAAAACCAACTCGCAGAAGAAAAACAAATACAGAGGAAAAAGTGGAAGAGGAAAAAGTGGAAGATCCTAAACCAACTCGCAGGAAAAAACCCGCTCCAGTAATTGAAGATGAACCAGAACCTGAACCAGAATCAGAAGAAATCCCAGAAGGTTTTGAACTTTGTGAAGCTTGTGATGGAACTGGTATGACTGCAAAAGGTAGAAAATGCCCAGTTTGTAAAGGAGCTGGAATTGTTGAAATTGAAGATGATTCAGAATCAGAAGAGGAAAAACCTGGAGATTCCTTTAAAAAAGGGCATGAAGCACTTGCTGCTAAAAAAGGCAAATGCCCAAATGGTCATAAATTTGGAAAAGATCATGATGCCCATCCTGAATGTGATGATTGTGCCTTATGGAATGATTGCTTAGATGCTTGTGAAGTATAAATACAATTGATTTTTAGCCCTTTCTTTATAAAGTAGTATATTTTATTACTAAAAATAAAGAGGGGCTGAAAATGGTTTAAAACAAAGGAAAATTATATGTCTATTTTTGAAACAAATTATGAAAAAAATACAGAAAAGCAAGTTAGGACAATTACTACTTTGGATCTTCCAAATTGTGATGCTGAATACTTTACTTTATACGCTCTCTATAAAAAAACCTCTGTTTCGGCAATTCACAGACAAGCATTGAAAGAATGGACTGAAGGGAACACCTTATCTATTCTTTGTTTATTGCATGAAATTACAGAACAAGCTCAAAGAGCTTGGTATCACACGGATAAACAAAATATTAACTACCAAGAATTTATTGATAATATGACTGTAGAATTGCATCAAAAAGGGGTTTGTATGAAACATATTGATTTTATTAAATCTAAACTAAAAAAATAATGGAAAGAAGAAAACCAACATTGGCAGATAAAATGAAAAAATCTGCAAACACTCCAGTTAAAAAGAAAAAGAAATATGATGGGAATACTGAAGTAATGATTAGTACTGGTTCCACTTTATTGGATTTAGAAATTACAGGAGGTCGTAAAAAAGGAGGAGGGATTCCAAGTCGTATTTTTATGGAAGTTTCTGGTCCTGAGAGTAGTGGAAAATCTGTTTTACTTTCTGAATTAGCTGGAGCAATTCAAAGACAAAAAGGGACTGCTTGTTTTAAAGATCCAGAAGGAACTCTTGATGAATCTTTTGCTGCTATTTTTGGAATGAAATTTGACCCAGAACAATATTCCAAACCAAATACAGTTTCACAAGTATTTCAAGAAATTAGAAAATGGGAACCAGCAACTCCAAAAGCCATAAATGGAATTTTTGTTGATAGCCTTGCCGCTTTGTCCACTGATTTAGAAATGGATAATGAAGATGGGGATAAAATGGGATCAAGAAGAGCAAAAGAATTTAGTGAAGGGTTTAGGAAATCTTGTCGTTTAATGGCGGATAATAATTGGTTAATGGTGGCAAGTAATCAAATCAGAGATAAAATAGGAGTTACTTTTGGAAAGAAAACAGATACCCCTGGAGGGAAAGCTCTTAAATTTTATGCCAGTATTCGTTTGGAATTTGTAGTAATTAAAAAGATTTACAAAGAAATAAAAATAGCTGGAGAACTTGTTAAAAAGGCAATAGGAGTTGAAGTTCTTGTAAAAGTAATTAAAAATAAATGTTGGAAGCCTTTTGGATCCTGTACAATAGATATTGTTTTTAATTATGGGATTGATGATATTAGAGAAAATTTAAATTACATTAAAAAATATACCACCAATAAGGAATATACAGTTGGAGGAGTGTTGTTAGGAAAAGGAATTGAAAAAGCAATTGCCAAAGTAGAGCATGAAGGATTAGTTAAGGATTTGAAAAATGAAGTAATTGATTTGTGGGAAGAAATTGAAAGTAAATTTGAAATAACCAGAGTTAAAAAAGAAAGGGATTAAAATTATGACAATTGAAAAAGCATTACTGATTCAACAACTTGAAAACTGGTATCAAAAATTACGAAAAATAATTCCAGAGAAACCTTATACAAACCTTGAATTAAGTTTGCATTTAGATTTAGAAGAAATAGAATCTATTGAAGAAACTATAGAAGAAATCCAATCACTTTTAAACCTGCTAAAAAATGACTAAATCAATATTAGCTTGTGATCCTTCTATTACTGCTTTTGGGTGGGTTGTGATTTCTCAAACTGGACAGGTAATGCATAGAGGTTGCATCCAAACCAAACCAAGTCCAAAAGTAAATAAAATTAGAAAAGGGGATGATAGATGTAGGAGAATTACTGAAATCAATACCATACTTTTAAAACTAATTAGAAAATACAATATCCAATACATTGTTGCAGAGCAGCCACATGGGAGCCAATCTGCCGTAGCTGCCATTATGATTGGAGTAATGTTAGGAATGCTTCAAACTCTTGCAGATACTCTTGATATAGGAATTGAATGGTATAGTGAAGGAGAATCAAAGCAAAATATTCTTGGTAAAAAAACAGCAGTCAAAGTAGAAATGATAAATGCAATTAGAAAAGAGTATCCAGAATTTCCATTTAAAAATGTGAAATATTTTGATGAAGCAGTTGCTGATGCGATGGCTGTTTTCCATTGTGCTCATACTTTTAGCCCAGTTTTAAAATATTTATATAACGGAGCGTAAAACCAACTCATCGCTTTTTAGCGTGGGTGGGTAGTTCACTAAATAGAGAATTATGAAAACGCAAGCACAAAAATTCTCAGAGTTAGTAGATAGACTATACAGAGATGATGCTGTAAATAAGACCATGCTATCGGATATCTTCAATAAAGCCAATCCTAATAGTCAGGAAGAATGGTTTGAAGAAAAAATAGAACGTGAGCAAGCCGAACAATATACTATTGGTGGTTCGATTAAATGAACGGACTTAGTGCTTGTACATAACGGATGGTAATATGGTTAGTTGGCTTTTCGCCAATTAAATA